GGTGCGGATCATGGAGATTTAGATGGAGAAGAAGTAGATCCTGTACATATTTATAATAATTCAAATGTTATTGGAGGGAGATTTAATTATTCTGGAACGTCTTTAAAAACAAGATCAACTTCAATAAGAGTAAGATATAACGATCCAGATAATTTATATAAACCTAATGTAGTTGTAGTAGAGGATTATGATTTAATTACAAAATATGGTTATCAAGTAAAAGATATAGTTGCTTTTGGTTGTTCTTCTAAATATCAAGCACAAAGATTAGGTACTTGGATTTTAAAATCAGAAGAATTAGATGCAGATATTGTAGTTTTTCAAACAGGTTTAGATGGTCTTGCTGTATTACCAAGTCAAGTTTTTTCAGTAGCAGATGAAATGAGGGCTGGTATAAGATTAGCTGGTCGTGTAGGTGCTGGTTCAACTACTTCTCATATTGTTGTTGATAAAGATTACAATACAATTCTAACAAATATTGATTCTTCAACAGATTTTATAAGTCTGACTTTATCTGATGGAACAGTTGCTAAATGTGCGATTAATGCGATTACAACTGATGGAAGAATTAATTTACTTGCTTCAACAGCACCATCTTCTGCACCATTACAAGATTCTGTTTATGTCATAGAAAGAAGTACAGTACAAGCTCAAAAATTTAGATGTATTGATGTTATGGATAACAATGATGGTACTTATACAATAGAAGGAGTTCAGTTTAATGATTCAATCTATGCAGCAGCAGATACAAATTCAGAGTTAGCTTATACTGACATTACTGCATTTGATGAAACTCCAACACCGCCAATTAATTTGCAACATACAATAATAACAACTAATACACCTTAAAGATGTCCAATAAAGCAATTTTTAGTTGGTCTAGAGGTACAAATGCTTCTTCAGTTAGTTTTCTAGTTGAATATGAAATAGGTGATGGTGATACGATAACAGCAACAACTACTGCACCAAATTTTGAGATTGACAATTTATTGCCTAATTCAACAATTACTTTCAGAGTTGCTGCTGTTGGGATATTACCTAACGTAAAAAATTCAGCCTTTACAGAAACAACAATTACAATTCCAAAGGCATCTATACCTGCTTCAACTTCACCAGTAACTCCAACAGTATTATTACCACCAGATCCAACAAATGTTTCTGTTGAAGCAACAACAAAAAATGAGGCTATTATTAAATGGAATATTCCTACAAGTTATACAGGTAATAAAGAAGAATTAGTTGCAATTATTAGACATTCAGCCTTAACAGATGGCACTGGTGTTTGGCCTAATAGCACTTTACTTAGAGAAGTTGCTGCTGTTACTGATTATTTAATTGTACCTTTAATGAATGGAGAATATTTAGTAAAATTTAAAGACAAAGAAAACAATAAATCTGCAAATGCTACAAGTGCTGTCATAAATTTACCTGATGAAGTACCTAAATTATTAGTACAGACAGTTAGAGAAGATCAAACAGCAGCACCTTTCGCAGGTCAACGAAATGACTGTTTTTATTCTGACGAATATGATGCACTTGTTTTAGATACTGATGACGAAATAGATGATAAAACAGATTTTGAACAGGGTTATTTACAAAATATAGATTTTGGTGGCACGTTAAAAACATCTGGAGAATACTTTTTTGAAAATGTTGTTGATTTAGGTGGTATTTTTACCGTTCAATTTAATAGAATTTTAAAAATAAGAGGTTTATATCCAAACGATACGATAGATTTACATTTTACAAATATTGACCAGTGGAGTGATTTTGATGGTGATTTACCAGATGAAACAAATGGAATTTTAAAATTCCGAAAAAGTAATGATGCTGCAACTGATGATGAAATTCAAGATGAAAATAGTGAATTTTTATTATTAGAAGATGGTAACAAGTTTGATCAGGAAGATTCAACGACTTTTAGTGAATTTGTTCCAATGGAAAATGGTAGATATACTGGCAGAGTTTTTCAATTCAAATTAGATTTAAGTTCTGAATATAATGACCAGACACCACTTGTTGATGAATTAGGTTATGAATTATTGTTTGAAAATAGGACAGAAAGTAATTCTTTCAGTAGCGGTGCAGGTGCAAAGGCGGTAACTTTTAGTAAAGCCTTTTATCAAACTCCTAAATTAGGCATTACTGCTAGTAATATGGCCTCAGGTGACTATTATGTAATTAGTAGTGAAAGTCGAACTGGATTTTCAATTACTTTTTTCAATAGTTCTAATGTAGCCATTGACCGCACATTTGCCTATCAAGCTAACGGCTTTGGTGCGGAAGGTGCTTAATTTCTTCATCCTATGGTATAACTGACTTATGGCAACACATGATTATAATTTAGCTAACCAATCAGGGGCGAGTTTTCGTTCAGACCTTAACAATGCTTTAGCTGCAATACTATCTAATAATAGTAATGCTTCAGAACCATCTACTACTGTTGCATATAGCATTTGGGCTGATACTAATGCTGGTAAACTTAAAATCCGAAATGCTGCTAATGATGGATTTGTAGATTTAATAAATTTAGATGGAACTATCCAAAGAGATGTTTCATTAACTGGTGATTTAACTCTTACTGATAAAATTATTCATTCTGGTGATACAAACACTGCGATAAGATTCCCTGCTGATGATACTTTTACAATAGAAACTGCTGGTAGTGAAAGACTTAGAGTTGATAGTTCAGGATTTGTTGTTTTAGGTTTAACTGCTGGCAGAGCAAAACTAGATTTGGGTAATGGTAGTAATTTCGCTACTTCGATAACAAGAACAGCAGACCGCTATCAACTTTTGTTAGATGCTAGTGATACAAGTAATTGCTTCAGTAATAATATTGGATTTATTTTGAATGGTGGTACAACTGTTGTTGCTGCTATAAATAGTATTGAAGAAGGTGGAAATGGATCAACAGGACTTAGTTTTGCTACATCTTCAAATTCAAGTAGCGATCCAGTAGAAGTTTTAAGACTAACAAGCACAGGTAGGGTAGGAATTGGTGACGATGATCCAGATGCACAGCTTCATCTCAAGTCATCTTCACCAAGAATGCTCTTTGAAGATACTAGCACAAACGCAAAATTTAGAATTAATGCTGATTCAGGTGCTGGTAATGCAGGTTTTGACGTTGATTTAAATTCCGTAACATCAACACCAGCATTAACTTTTACCATAAAAGGCAGTGAACTAATGAGATTAAAGAGTGATGGAGATTTATTTATAGGTGCGACAAGTTTTTCAAGTGGAACAAAAGTAAAACAGTTTGAAGTTAATTCAAATGCAATAGCAACAAAATCATCTGCTAGTGCTACAAGTCTGCAATTTCATAATGAATTTCATAACGCTAATGGTTTAGTAGGCTCAATAAGTACAAACGGTTCAGCAACTTCATTTAGTACAAGTTCAGATTATCGTCTTAAAGAAAATGCAATAGCGATATCTGATGGCATTACGAGATTAAAAACATTAAAACCTTATAGATTTAATTTTATTGTTGATCCTACTAAAACAGTTGATGGATTTTTTGCACATGAAGTCACAGCAGTTCCAGAAGCAATAACTGGAACAAAAGATGAAGTTGATTCTGACAATAATCCTATTTATCAAGCAATAGATCAAAGCAAACTTGTACCTTTAATTGTGGCTGCTGTGCAAGAACTTATAGGTAAAGTTGCTGCATTAGAAGCTGCCTAGTAATATATAAAAAACATCTTAAAAACATGACAAATCCTATTGATCTTATAAAAGAAGATATTACTGTTGCAAAAGAGCAATTAGAAATTGATGTAAAAAAAGTTTCCTTATTACAACAAGAAATTAAACAATTGCAAGAAGAGGCACAAAAAGCTATTAATGAAAAGCAATCGCAGATAAATACAATTACACAACCAATAATTGAAAATCAGGGATATATAAAAAAACAAACAGAGTTTTTAAACAAGTTAGAAGGTAAGATAGAGGCAACAACTGATAAATAAATGGCTGATAGGAAGATCACAGCACTTACTGAATTAACTGCACCAGTAGCTGCTGATGTATTTCCTATAATTGACGTTAGTGAATCTGCTAATGCTAACAAAAACAAAAAAATACAACTAACAACAGTTCTTAAAAATATTCCTAATGGTACTGTATCTGCTCCAAGTGTAGGATTTACTGATGATGGTGGTGTTACTGGTTTTTTTAGAGTCGCAAGCAATGAAATAGGAATCACAGCTAATCAAACTTTAATTGGATCGTTTACAACAACTGGATTTCAATTAGGATCTGGAACGCCTGCCGCACAATTCCATTTATTTAGTGCAGATACAACAGATCAAGTAATAATAGAAAACACTGATACTGGTGCTGATAATGCACCTGATCTTGTTTTATTTAGAAACTCAGCCTCACCTGCGGCAGATGATAACTTAGGAAACCTTGTTTATAGAGGAGAAGATTCTGCTGGTAATACCCATGACTATGCAAGTATTGTTGCTTCAATAGAAGATACAACGAACACATCAGAAGATGGCATATTAGATATTATGACGAGTGCTGCTGGCACATTAGCTTCAAGAATACGACTCAAAAACGATAAGGTCGGTATAGGTGAAAATGATCCAATATATCCAATGCACTTGACAACAAGTCTGACAGGTCAAGCTTTACAGCTTCAATGTGATGCTGATGATGCTGCTAGTGGTGCAAATCTTATGTTGTATCACAGAAGGGGATCTAGTGGTGCTGGACAAGATAATGATGTTATATCAACAATTTTTTATAGAGGTAAAAATGATGGCGCAAATGAAACAGGTACTGTTCCAGAGGAGATTGACTATGCAGCTATTGAATCTGTAATTATTGATGCAAGTGATGATACAGAAGATGGACAACTTAATTTAAAAGTAATGGACGCTGGTACATTAACAACCCAAGTTTCTGTTGATGCTAATGCTGTTACTTTTGGAGATCAAGTACATCTTATATTTAACACTTCCACAGGAACAAAAATAGGAACTGCTACAACTCAAAAATTAGCATTTTTTGGTGCAACACCTGTTGTTCAGCACAGTGCGATTGAAAATATTACAGCAACAGCAAGTTCTGGTACATTACCAACTGCAAATGGGTCAATTACAATATCAAACGCTTCAAGTCCAACAAATGCAGAATTATTAGAATTTTGTAGAGAATTAGAAGCAAAACTTGAAAGTGCTTTAGGTGTATTAAGAACCTTTGGATTGATTGCTACTTAAAATTTATTTATAATACTAAATATTAGTTAAATTACTATGGCAACTACTACTTGGACATTAAAAAATGTTGATTATGATGTTAGTGATGGATTTTGTCATACGGCACATTGGACAATAACTAGAATTGATGGAGACTATACTTCTAGTCGTTATGGTGCAGTTACACTTAACAGACCAAGTTCATTAACAGCTAGAACAGATTTAAAGTCAGCAGATATCATTGCTGATGTGAAAGCAGTCCTTGGAACTGATCAGGTAACAGCTATTGAAACTTCTCTAGAAAGTGATATTACTGAGCAAAAAACACCAACTCAAGGTTCTTTTGTACCAACTAGTTAGTTTTTTCTGTAAGTTGCCTTGTCATAAATCCTGATATTAAATATAAAGGAGCTATGGTTGGTATTATGAGCAGCATTGATATAATAAGGCTATGACTTATTGCTCGGAGGATAGCTTCACGAACCATGTTAAATAAAATATCATCTGTTCTATCTATTTTATCATTCGTAATTTCATTAACAACTATTGGGGCAGGGTACGCTACCTACAAGTGGGTGAGCAGTCCACAATTTGAGGCAATGATGCTAGAAAAAATAATGGGGTCTGTAGATAAAATATTACCTAACCATATAGAAAAGAAAATGCCAAAAGTAACTGGCCCGATGTTACCTTTATGACAGAATTAGAACGCACTCCTAGTCGTATAAGGACTCGTTTTTTAGCTGTTTTAGCATTAATAACATCAGGAATTACTTTTGGATCGGGTTTTATGGTGTTTTTATACATGAAAAGTCCAGCTTTTGAAAGTCAATTACTTGGACAGGTTATGAAACATATGGATTGGATTATTGCTGATGAGTTTGAAAAGCAGATAAGAAAACTAAAACCAAGACCTGCTCTTGATCCTAACGATCCAAATAAATGGTTTTGGGATTTTATAGAGCAAAGAAATAAAGAATATACAGAATGGGAAACAAAAGGTAAGTGGGAGCAATAAGTGATATTTGGATTTTTTAAAAAATTAATACAATATTATATTGATAAGATAGTTCACTGGCTGCGTATGCAGAAGTTTAACTTACAGCTTGATAATGAGATAAAAAAGTATCACGATAGTTTTAAAAAGAAACAAGAGCCTAAAATAAGAGAAGTTGGAAAGTTTGGAGAAGATGGCTGGTCTATTTCTATCGGAGATATAGATGACAAAGATACCAAAGATTGAAATAAAAGAGGTTTATATTCCAAAAATAAGACTATGGGAAGTACAGCCACCAATATTAGATATTATTTATAAACCAGTTGTTGATATACCAGCCTGTGTCGATGCCCACAGGAATAATCTTACAGGACTAATAAATGAAGATGAGCTAGGAACATATCAAGCCTGTGGTACTTTTAGTATTCCTAGTTTTGAGCCTCTTGAATATAACCCTGCAAACTTTCAATACACCGCACCAGCAAAACAACAAGAGCAAAAACAAGAACAACCTCCGCAGCAAAAGGCAAAGATTCCAGAAAAGAAAAAAGAAGAAGAAATAAAAATCCCACCCTGCCCTGACAAAAAAGCTTTGAGAATAGGGTCATTTGTTAACGATAAAAAATTAGAACGGATTTCTGGTTATGAGCGTGGTAAAAATGGGATAGATTGTATAACTTTGTATGAAGACGTACCGTTCATCTCCCAATACATTCCAAGTTTTAAGCAGTTTACTGGGGTTTTTAGCCTTGCTCTGGTTGGCTGTTCTGCTCCGATCATTCTTAATTTAGTGAAGCCAATAGTTAAAAATGTAATAAAAAAACTGACAAAGAAGAAAGATAAGGTATAATAACTAATACAAGGAGAGTACGGCATATTTGGAAGCGGTGCGTCTGCCACGAATCACTGCCCTTCTATTATCCCTTGTACCTAAGCAACCAGACCCATTATCAAATCGTTAAATCGGTCACTGCTCTGTTGGAACGTCAGTTGCTACTCTAATTTATGAGTGTGCGGTAATACTTGATTCTTAACTGGTTTAACGATTACATCTTCACATAATTTGTGGTAAATACTGTTACTTGCATACTCGATTCCCTTAATTTTCAACTCACCACAATTTTTTAATCTCGCCAATTCGTAATTTAACCTTTCCTTAGATAGTATTTGGGCTTGTATTTTCTCCTGAGTTGTAGCACTTTTCAAGCAAGCATTTTGAAATCGTTGGTCTAGTGGGAAGGTAAAGGTTAATGCTGCACCAAAATTTATTCCTAATGAATCTTTATTACCACTATAGTTTTCTTTATAGTATAGAATTTCCCCTGCATTTGTAAGCTCTCCTGTTTCTGGGTCTGTGGCATCATTATATACAGGAGTTAAATATGTGTAATCCATAGGTCGCTTTTGATTAAATGCAGTAGTGACAAATGGAGAAATTGACATCTGTGGGCCAGAGCATCTTATTCCATTTCCATAATGATTTTCTACAAAGGGGCCTCCTAGAATTTGGGTTGCGAAGTTTGAGACACTTGATGAAGATTGAGCTACGGGTGCTGCTGTAGAAGAGGTATTAGCAAATGCTGGACTTCCAAATAATAGGCCTATTACTGGGAGAATATTGTAGTTGTATCTGTTACGCTTTGACTTTCTATTGTTCTGGTAACATCTGAAATCGAAGAAACCCCACTGGGAGTATATGTTTCTACAAATTGAAAAGCTCCACTTCCTGAATCTGTTTGTTTCCAGTTTGGTTTTTGATTTAAGTCTAGATCTGTCCAAGTGTAAGTCGTCCCGTTTATTGTTTGATTGCTGGTAGTGACTGGTGGTGTAATGGAGTCTCCATCCATTTCAACTCCAGAACCTGAGACACTATATTGATATCCAGTGTAATTTGTTGTGCGGATCTGTTCTGAAATAATAGTGCTTGTCTCAGTTCGAGATACAGATGAGCCAGTTTGGAAATTTGGAACCACTGGCACTGCATAAACAGGGCTAGATATAAGTACAACAAACGGTAATGTCCTCCACATCTATTCTATTTTCAAGTCGGTAACAAAAGAACCAGTAAGCGTGACACCTGTGCCAGTACCCCCAGTTAAAGTAATACTGTGATTGTCTAAACCAATATCTGCTGTGCCTATACTTGCTGCCTCAGTGGAAGTTATGTTTGAGAAATTTGGTATCTCACCAACTGTAGCTGCTGCGGAAGGAGTAGAATCACCTTCAACGTAGCTAGTAGCATAACTGAAAGCTGACCCTGCACTTGACTGAGAAACAGAGTCTGGAAATGTAATTGAAGGTACGCCATCTGTGGTAGTTCCAAACCCACCAATACTATTTGCATCATCAGAATCTAAAGTAGTTACCCCACTGCCTGAGATACTGTATGAACTAGAAACTTTCTCGGCAATACTGCCAGCCGATACTGCCTCAAGTTGCACACTTGAAGAAATTGAATGACTTATGCCTCCAGCATATGAAGCTGGAATACCAGCAAATAATAAAAGTGCAAGAAGTTTTTTCATTTACTTGAAGGATCTTTACCTGATGTTACATTATTAGGCCGTTTCTTGCCATTACTGTTGTTTTTGACCTGTAAACCCATATTAGACATTACTGCCGACAATAAACCTGCACTAAAAGTTGTGTCAATTTGTTTGGTTGAATTTCCGAAATATGCGTAAGAAATTACGGATAAACTCCAAAAAAGTATAACCATCTGCACAAAATTTGATATTAGAGAAGGACCAGAATTTTCTTCTTTTTCTTCTATTATTGGTTCGGTTTTTGGGTCTTTTGTTGTCATAATCCTAGTGATATACTATAAATATAAAGATTGAGGCCAACATTGGCAATAAGCGTTAAGGTAGAAATAGAGATATATAGATCATGTCAAAATTTCTAATCGGGATGTTTATCAAATTTGGTAAATCAGAATCTTTACGTAAGGCAGCGTTGTCACTACTTAAGGCTTTGGTGGCAAAAACTGATAATGATGTTGATGACGCAATAGTAAAAAT